GGTTGAACAGTTGATGTCTGTGCTTGTCCTGCCGCATTTCTAGATTGTTGAATACACATGTATACTTGGTTATTGTCATTCATAACATAGTATGACTGAGCAGGATATCCTACTGACGCATCGTCATATGCAGAATAAATTGCACCAGAAGACCAGTTATATCTGGGAACAACAAAGGATAAATCAATAATGTTTTTTGCAGATTGTATTCCAAGACGGAAGTTTCTTTCTTCTCTTGCAGAACTTATTACAGTTGGTGCAACGTCAGAATCGTTCCAATCTTCAGAGCGACCTATTACTGCAAAGTAATTTTCACTTGCGGAATCAAAATCTGATTTGATATCCTTTAATACTTGTTTCTTTAAATCTTGAGTTATAATCGCCATTTCAATTACCCTATTGTTGTGCCATTATTTGACACGAAAAACCATTTGCTTTTAGTTGAGTTCCATACTAGTATACATCCGTCACCTTCTCCGAAAGAGATATGGCCATTATTACTTACACCATGGATATTTGAAGTATTACCTACAGTAAGTCTTGCTTCACCCGCACCAACGTTACTGAAGTATTTTACTTCCCCTTGAATTGTTCCATCTCCGATAGTTGGAAGGATTTGTGAACCAGAATTAAATACTGTTAATGGTTCGTTTAAATCAATAGCAGTTGTTGATGCAACATCTGTTCCTTTTTCAAGAACAAGTTTGTTTTTAATTTCAACCGCACCAGTACCTTTTGCAGCAAGTTCAAGACTAATGTTAGCGTCACCACCGTCTACATCAATAGATGGACTGTTACCTGTGGCACTGTTTGACATAGTAACAAAGTTAACTGCACTTGCGGTCTTTACAAATTTTAAATATTCGTTGTCTGCACTATCTACTAGTAAAGACCCGCCTGAGATACCACCAAACTTAGGATTGTTAACTGTCAATCCACCAATAGTTTTGTTGAGTAACGTTTGTGTTGCATTTGCAAATACAAATGTATCATTACTCTGTAGGACTGGTAACGCAATATTACGATTTGCACTTATATCACCTACGGTTACATTGTACGTATGACTTGCATTCGCATCTCGAATCTTAGGTGTTGTCATTGTCGGAACAAGAATAGTCTTGTTAGATAATGTCTGAGAACAAGAGTCTAATATTAATGTTCCACTGTCATCTGGAATATAGACGTTATTATCTTGTGTTGGTTCAACTGGAGAAACTATAGTCTGGTGGGCATTCACTGCCAATCCTTCAAAGATTGCACCCCCCGCTGCAAGTTTTACGTTTGCAGTAGCAGAATCTCCACCAATAGAGGTGTAGAGTTCTGTAAAGTTCTCATTTATTTTCTGAGCAGCAGTACGTAAGGTATCACCTGTACCATCGTTTGCTGTAGTTCCTCTGTTTAGTGTTTGTTTCGCCATTTGATAATCCGTCTGTTTAATCTATTTATAAGTCTTTTACACTATAATGTAAAACTTTTTAGGTATTGGTCACTATCTGCACTATAAAAAATATGTTTCTCTTGGTCAATCGTTTCCCAATGGAAATGATTTGATAAATCCATACCATTTGTTTCAAACTGGTCAGAATCATCAAATGTTGGAGATGTTGCAGTTTGTGCTTCTCTTAATGATGAATACTGATTTTCAATAGTCTGTATAGTATTTGGTCTGAACCCTCTGATATCAGTAAGTTCTGCATTAATTCTACTTAACATACCATCTGAATCACTATATAGGTCATCAACAAGTGCAGTTAAATCTAGTGTTGGTAACACATTGAACGACCCTGTATTTTCAATAGTAATAGGTGGTGGTGGTTCAAGTTGAACTAATGGAGCGGTAATTTCATCTGTTCCCACAGATACAATTTGCACTTCACTACCAACAAACATGCCAGCAGGATGGACGAACAACTTATATGGTTCTTTCCATTCTGTTTCTGCAATTTCAGACTTGACAAGTAGTGCAAAAGTCTGGTATAATTTGTTATCGGTAATAAACTTCTGAGAGTTAAAACCAATCTTAGAATCCTCTTCCCCAACCTTAAATATATTTTTCTTAGTATAGATTACGTCTGGGTCAATGGAAAAGAATGTTCTAAAGAATTGTTGTATTGAATACAATGTTCCTTTTGAACGATATAATGTATTTGAATACTTTGCTGCAGCTCTTTTATCTGCAAATCCTTCAAAGAAAGATTGACCCAATAAAAGTTCATCTTCGATATAGGACAAAAGTTCTATATCATTCTGAGTAATATCACGGTTAAGGAACAACTCACTAATCAAACGAGAAGGAGACTCAGACCCCGTCTCAAAATGATAGTACTCCTCCAAAAGACTTATGAGTTTTGGATATGTACCTCTAAAGAACTCAGGAAGAACCTCTTGGATTTGATTTTTAGGAAAGGTAATATCTCTCCTATTTAAATCAATCAGAGTATCGTTCTTGCCATGTGGATGGTTTATTGCCATTACGTAGTGACTCCAGTGTCAACATCTACGATACGACTAAACGATTGACTCTTATCATGTTCAATAATATCTTCTCTGAATGGAGTAATTGCACTTTCATTAGCTGCGACTGCACTTACTTTAATAAATGATTCTGAACCAACAAAATTATCTATTTGTAATCCTACTATACTAATAGTGTCCTTAGTAAATGAACCAACGTTATCTACTATAACAATACGGTCATTCTGATTAAATACTTCTAGTTTATTAGTGTTTAGTTTGTTTCTAATGATACATGTCTTATTTTTATATTGAAACGCATTTGAAGTAATGATATAATTTACATCATCGGTTTCAGAAATATTAGCAGCATATCTTAATGTATGGTCTTGAATCTTAGTTAATGTAGGTGAGAACCTTCTCTGCATTCTAACTGTTGCACGAGATGATAAGATTGAGGGACTTACGTCATCTATCAAAGTTAATAGATTTGAACGTCTAAATGATTGTCCAAATTTACCTGTGTTATCAGTAAAGTAATCACTAATCGTTGTGTTGACATTATCTTGAATTGTATTTCTAGAAAGTGTAGTCAAGCTAGGATTAAATTGGAAGAATACTTCTGTCTCAATAAAAGTTTTTACTGGGTCAATAAACTCTAAACTAAAGGACGCTACTGATAATTGATTCGAAAGGTCTATAATAGATTGTTTTGTTACGTCTTCTGTTACTGAATCTACATCTGCATTAAATAATACTGACATAAAGATTGTCCCAAACTTAGGGTCAAGTGCATCTTCACCACCAAATGATTTTATATCTTTGATTAATGTGGAAAAGTTTCTTAATACTAGGGTAGAGTAATCAACCGCAGTTACCATTCGGTTCTGAGTTGCATACTGAAAAGGTGCAGTCTTACGAATGGATTCAATACTTTCTTTCTCACCACCACCAACTGCATTTGCAACAGTACTAACAACCACAGAGTAGTTACCACCCGCAACTGATATTGTTGATTGTGGTTCGAATACTTTAGCGGTATCTGATTCAGCACCACTTGAGGCAAGATATGTCACAACAACTTTATTACCCGCATCTGGGGCTCTACCTAAAGTAGTTCCATTACCAAAAGTTAGTTCAAAGAATCCATTAGGTGATTCTTTTAGAATAAACAATGTTGATGCAATGTTAATTGTTGTTGCTTTTAGTAAGTTTGTATATGTTGCGAATGCAGAAGCGCCAGGCGTTTCATAGACACGAACCACCGCAGTATCAATATCCATATTTGCATCTGGAATAATATAAACTGCATTTTCTTCTTTTCTTGTTATAAGGAAAGTTTTTACTCTTTCTGTTCCTTCGAATACTTTAATGTTTTCATTACCAGACGCATCTTTAAATATATACAGACCTTCACCATTATCACTTGCAGTTAAATCTTCTAGAGTTTGAAACACATATTCTGTAGTATCAACGGTTGAATTGAATTTAAAACCACTAGGTATTTGAATGGTTGCAGTACGACCAGAAACACCACTTAAATTTACAGACATCTTAATAATTGCTTGAGAAGATGTTTTAGAATCTGGAATATATCCTATACCTTCTGAAAGAGATACCAATGAACTACGTAATTGTGCAGTACCAAGAAAAGATTCGTTCAATGCAAAGTTAGCAGTTAAACCATTGTAGTGTGTGTTGTATGCAAGAACATCTAGGATGTTTGACAATCCAGACGCTTCAAAATTAAAGTCTGAAAACTCATTTTTTTCTGCGAGAAAAGTTTTTAGATTGTTTTTGATTGCATCAAAATCTAACGATGTCGATTTTATTGTTGTTGCCATGTTATCTTAACCTTGCTAATGTTGTGGTGAATTCTACTTCTTCGGTTGTATTCACTACCTTAAATTTAATAGTTACGTCCAGACTGTGTCTATCAGGTTGCATTTTTACAATCACATTAAGGACTTCTGCTCTGGGTTCATATACTTCTATGTTCTGTATTATACCTCTACGTAGAATAGAAGACTTTCCTTTGTCCGCTAATTCGAACAATTGTCCCCTTACATCTCCACCAAAATCAGGACGAAACGGTTTCTCTAGTCTATTTGTCATAACTAGTGTTTTGATTGACTGTTTCACTGCGGCACCATCCAGTTTTTTGAAGATTTCTCCACTGGTAGGTTTCACCTTAAATGAAAGGTCAACGTCAGAATACTGTCTCTCTCTACTAGTTGTTACTGTAGCAGATTGGAGATTAGTATCTTCCTGTGCGAATGCTCTACGTATTGCCATACTTCTATTTATAACCTTTTTTAGTCTTTCTCTTTAATTTCTACTAATTCATTTTTACTCATTAACTCATTATTAAAATGAGTACTAACATCCTTAGTAAAAGTTATATCAAAACTACTTGGAACAGTCGGAAACTCTAGACCAATCTGACCAGTAAGTGTTTTATCTGGATTGTATGTGTCATAATCTAAGTAGATGTTCTTAAAATTAATATAATCTTTCCAATACTCTGCAACATCAAATGTTTTCTCTAGGTCAACATTTCCTTCTCTATCGATTACTTGATAATACACCAATCTACCGTCAGATTTCTTCTGCATGGTTTCATCACCCGCATCAATAGATTTCAGGTCATACAAACCTTCTGATACTACTAGTCTTACTTTGTTAAAGTTTTCTGTATTACCGTTAATAATACTCATTGCTTCTGCTTGAAGATATAGATTTCTTGCAGTTTGTTTCCTTACAGATGCACTTTCAACATGATTGAACGGTGTTCTATCTCCATATGCACCCAAGAACTTGGCAACGGTCACACCTTTTGCTAGTCTAGTTGCAGAATTAATACTACTTTGAAATTCTGGATTATATACTGGGTCTACTAATATTATCATGGTGTGAACCTTTTACCTCTATTCTCTAATGCATTACCAATCGGTTCAAATCCAAATCTAGATGATGGAGATTTCTTTGCAGTTCTTCCAATTGAAGGTGGAGTTGTAGCTTTGTAGTCTGGGTTTAGTCTTTCTTCTGAAACAAGAATACCACCTACAGTATCACGAGAAGACTTGTTTCTAAATGCAGAACGAATCTCTTGGGTAGTTGGTATCTTATCAAATACATTCTCGTAATCATCGGTCAATAAGATTTTATTCTTTAACGAATCATCTGCATCGACCACAACATTCTTGATTGCATATGAACCAGAGGTTGCGTGTCCTACTACTACTAATGGAGTCAGTGGGTCTTCCCCTGTAATAACCGCCTGTACCTTGGTTGCTGCTGTATGAGTATCACCAACCGCACTTCCAGAAGTTGCTGCTTCCGCATATGACTGTCCATGTGTTAGGTCAGATACTTCGGCAAATCCTGCTACATTCGCATTGTATGAACGAATCGCTTCGTCTGCAATACCCTTGAATGTACCGTGGAAGATTGCACCAGAAGATTCTGCCATTGCACCTTCATTACCTTGGAACACATTACCAGTAAAGTCAACCTTCTTACCACCGATTGCACCCTTCTGTCCCAATACTGATACGAACTTCGCACCCGTGATATTGGTGTTCTTAGATGATACTGCATAGGATTCTTTACCAGATACAAATATCTTTCCTTCAGATGCTTGGTCAATATTACCTTCAACAAGATGTTTATGATTACCCTTGACAAACTGATTATTATCTGATAACATCATATGAGTGTTTGTTCCAACGGTCTTTAGGTTTCTTGTACCTTTTGTTGTTAGATTAGTATTACCTGTGACTGTTGTTTTTAAATTATGTTCGATAGACTCTACTAAATTACCCGCAACATTGACATTATAATTACCACCAACATCTATGTTGTAATCACCTGTTACTTTAAGATTAAGATTACCATTGTAGACTAAGTTACCATGTCCTTCAACAATAACAGTTTGGTCACCACCAGTGACTTCTACTTTATTGTTTACCGCAGAAATAAGAACAGAACCATCTGCCCTCATCTCTACACCCGCACCTTTACGGTGTTTAATTAATACTCGTTCACCGCCTGGCGTGTCATCATATTCTACAACATGACCAGATAAAGATTCTGATACTTGGTTAAAAGGATATTCGGAAGGACGTTGTGATTGTACCCCTAGAGATACACCAACGTCTCCACCCCCAAGGTAAAGGTCATTAATCTTTATACCACGGGCAGCTTTATTGATACCTGTTCCGAAGTTATAATCTCTTTTAGGATATTCACCAGTAGGGTCTTGCATTCCATCAATAGAAACACCAAGAGTCTGTTCTGTACCCTCACCTAGTTTATTAACTCGTTCTCTGTAATTATCTTTTTTAGTTGTCATTGTACGTTAATCTCGGATGGACTTAATGGTGAACTGCTAGATGGGTCAGTGGTTATATTAGTTTTTCTAAATACTGATTCAATATAATCGGTCACATCAAAGTATGGGTCTTCTTCTTGTACATCAATATCATTATGTCCAAATACTTGTCCACCAGAATATTTACGATAGAATGACCTAATAAATTTTTCTAGTGTCGTATATTGTTCACGAGTGAATGATTGTGAAGACCTATAAGTTTCAGGGTTATCATCTCCCGCAGATACATTTATACCACCAACCATTACAATACCAATTGAATATACATCATGTCCATTTACTACTGCGTGTTCTCCAACCTTATTAACAGGTCTACCACGTTGAAGTCTACCATCTCTTCTAATTACATAATGATAACCAATACCATCGTGTCCTAATTCGTTATGAATGTTATTTATCTCTATTGCACCAATGTCTTTATTGGTAAATGTTTCGGTTGCGTGGACGATTACTTCTGTAACTTGTCTTTCTACACGAGCGAAATCTGCATCTAATTCCTCTACAGATGCAACGTATGTAAACACATCATCTTTAGATGTACGACCAGACCACTTAGATTCATTTTGACCAATAGAAAAGTCTTCATCAAACATACTCTGGTCAATAACAACTGTACCACCAATAGTTGTATCAAGTTGTTCTAAACTATTATCAATTGTTTGTAATTCTGCAATAGCTACATCTATTTTTTCTTGAGGAACACCTTGTTTTTTTGCTTCGTTTGCAACTTTATCTGACAATGTATTAGGTGTAGTCGCTTCTACTTTATCAATAATACTTTTCATTTCAGGAGACACGTTATTAGATTTTGATGTCAGTGTTTTAACTGCTTTAGTTTTTTCTGTTGGGTCTCCTGTTGAAAACTGTCTTAATATTTCTCTTCTCTCTGCTTCAGTTGAACTAATACCGCCAGGCACAATATTAGCGAGGAAAGAAGATGCTTGTCCTGTCAATCCTTCTGCAAGATTCTGTAAAACTCCACTGACACCTTTGTCTATCGATGATGCAAAGTCATCTGCAAACTTGGTTGCATCATTTACAAATCCTGTAGCAGCGGTTGTAATATCGTTCAATCCACTTGAAACTAAATCACCAACACTACCGAAATTACTTAATGTATTCTTTGGTGACGGGAGTGACGCACTAAGACCACCAATACTAGTTGCATCTGATACTGCATCCTTCACACCATCTCCAAGACTACTCAGACTTGCAACAGGGGTAATCTCACCTACGACTGCATCAAGACTAGGAATTTCTAAAGAAGGAAGAGCAGCGGTAATACTTGTTAGTTCATCAGCGGAAGCAATACTGGCAGTAAATGTAGATATATCAGTCATCGATTCACCAGAGATAGTTGTTACTTTATCTACTGCGGATTGAAGGTCTTTGGGTGATGCACCACCAACTGCTTCCATTGCAGATGCAGTAGGGTCTGCTTCTGATAAACCTAAAAGGTTTGGTATGGATGATTGTGCAGTTGCAGTACCTCCTAAACTAGGAATCTTATCTGTAAGTTTTCCTATACCATCTTTTAATACTTCGTTTCCGTCAAGAGCAGACGAACCTAAAGACTGAACTCCACCTAAGACTTCTCCATCAACCTTACCAATTTTACTTGTGGTCTTTGCAAATGTATCTTCGATAGTGTTTACAGCACTAGAGGCATAATTAGCATTCCCTTCAACCTGTTTATTGATTTCAGAGTTTATTGTACTGTTGAGTGAAGATTTGTTTAATGCCATTATGCTATCCTATCCATCATTCTTCGTGCGGCAAGTTCTGACTGTTTTGTAAGAGACTCATCTTGAATATAATACTTACACACTACCCTACACACTCCATCAGAACCTTCTAACTTATCTGATTGTAGTAGTTTTATATTTGCGTTTGTTTGTGACCCATTTAATTCGTATGCAATGAAGGCAAGTTGAACCATAAATTGATTGTAGTCATTAGAAAAGTTTTGTAAATCATTATACCTTTTTCTAGAATACCTTCCAAGACCACTTGATTGAACATTAACACCAGTTCTTAAACCAGAAGCCATCTCAAGACCAGAAACTAAACCTATAGATTGTTTAACAGTATATCCAAGATTTAAAAAGAACTTGACCGCAGTTTTTTCTCGTGACAATCTTACCAGATTATTAATATTACCACTATTGTCATTTTGTATATCAACATCTTTTGGTTTTACTGCGGCAATAACACTTTGCCACAGACCTTCTGGTTTGTTATCTTCTCCAATATCTTCACCCACTTGACCTAGTTGAGTTCTTGTAGGTAATTCAATATGCGGTAGACTACCTAATACAATAGGTGTTTGTGAATTTACACCATCCATAAACATACCGAAGACCAATGCATTAGGTTGAACCTGTGGCATTCTTCCAATACCAGATATTCCACCTTCTGTTGTAGGTACAACGCATTGCGCCCATGGTAGGTCATGTTGAGGTATTAGTTTAGTAGACGAGGTATGTAATCCATGTACACGAATTTTTACTCGTCCTTCAAAACCATATGGTGGTGAAGAATCCACAACAGTTGCAATAAACCATCGTGTGTTATCACCATAATACTCTGAAAGAATTGGTTTCATTATGAAAGTTTCTCCAGTTTACATACGTTCATAGACACCGTGTGTTGTGTTCCAGAGAAAGTATGTCTAGTATCGTATATAATACAATCACCAGATTTAGTTTTATCTATTAAGTCATCTTCACCGACATTTCTATCTTGTTCTGTATTATCATTTACAATTTTTAAATTTACTATGTCACCAACACTTGCTTTCGAAACAATAAATCCCGCACCTTCAATAACTACATTCATCATGTTTTTATATAGAGTATTGTGTAATGCTTTACTTTCAAGTTTCTTTTCAAACTTAGTCGCATCAAACTCATCATGGTAACTTTTAAATCTACCATATGTACCACTAGATGTTATTGTATGAAACCTCTGTGATTCAAAAGTATCTACAAGAGATTCGTCCATCTTAAACTCAGTATCAAATACATTCTGATACTCTCCAATTATACCATGATTATTTAATTTATTCAAGGTATTTCTTATTGAAAAGTGTTGACTAAATATTTGTCCTGTGTTAAGATTAGTATTTGACATCTGTGATGAAACTGCACCTTCTTGAATAAGTTTCAATGTGTTTCCCATCTTAGATGTTTTTAATGCTTTAATAGTAAATGTTTTTTCTACTTCCGATTGGGTATCTGCACTAGAAACATTTGCTGGGTTATATGTGTAAGGTAATTTTGAGTTAAACGCTTTTTGTGATAACATGGCATCTAAATTACCTAGACGAAGATTGTCATCATGCATAGATGCATAAGCAAAGAAAGGTGACCCTGTAACTGTGGTCGCTCTTTGTATCAACCATTTAATTGTTTGTATAGGACTCAGGTTAGGAATAATACCTTTCATATTAGATTGAACAGGTAGAGATTCTTTACCGTCACCTCTAAACAAATAAGAAACGTCCACATCCATATTCATTTGAGTTGCAAGAAGTTTAATAATAATCTTGTCAATACGTCCGTTAAACGATTTACTAATTCTTGTTAGACTACTCAGATATGCATGTTCGTCTAGTAATGTAATAACATACATACTAGATTTTCCGTTATCATTTCCCTTGACCGAACGCTCGATTCCAGTCATCATAAAGGTACGTTCGAATACGGTATCTAAAGTTTCATCCGCAGAAGAAAGTTTTATACGAAATCGTTCTGTTCCTTGAAAATTCATTGAATCAAACAATGCTTTGTCATCAAGAATAACAACAGTTCCCGTCAAATAAGGTTTATCTAAACTTTCAAATATATTTAATTCCGCAACAGATGTACGAACATCAAAAGAATTTGATGCAAATCCACCGAAACGGTCTGCCGAGATTGATGCCTCAGTTATTTTGAACTGTTGAGATGTGGACATTAACCTACTCTTTTATGAAAGTTATTGAATTCACTAACTACGTTGTCTACCACATCGGGTTTTAAAACATTAATAAATTTTAATTCATCGTTCCTTGCTTCAATTCTATCTCTATAAGTGACAGGTTTCCAGAGAGGATTTGGTGTATCAAAATCAAATAATGTCAAGTCTTGCCATACACCATTAGTATCTTCATAATGATGAACTGCATTGTATTGTTCAGATTCTTTAACAAGTGTTGCAGTATAGAATGCACCATCTTGAGCAGTGTATTGTATGTTCTCTGTAGGGCCAAAGTTTTCAAGGTTAGGATATTTACCAAAGTAATCGCCAGGCGTTAATGAAGTATCAATTACTAATTGACCCATGTCAAGGTTTCGTTTGATTATAGTACCGACAGTACCACTATTTACTCCAGTTACAATCTGACCAACTGGAAATGATGTTGATATATCTGAGTTTGTTGTAACAATTCTATATGGATATTTTGTTTTTGCAGTATCCAATAGTTCATATGTAGGGATTGGCCATCCAGACTCACGTAAGTGGTCATTCATAAGAAAGAATGTCCAGTAATAATTAGTAGTTCCATATAACTTGTATGAAAGAGTATCAGGTCTTTCACCCGCAACTACAGTATACTGTTCATAGAAAGAAACATTATCTTTCAGTCCATCAATAATATCTACATATTGTGAGAGGTCATCGAAGAGAACTGAAGAGGTCTCATTACCAAAATTATATCCGACAATATTAAAGTTTTTAAAATATTTTGTTGTCATTAGAATCCTTCCTCTACATCTTTTCTGTTGAGTGTTCTTGTTTCTTGGAATGATAATGACATTTCGATTTCTTGAAAGTTCCCGTCATTGTGCATAGTCATTGATGTGTTATTATATGTTACACTAACATCTCTAAGGAAACACGGTTTAATTCTTGTTGCAATCTCTTCTCCATCATATTCAATATCAATCTGGAATTTGTTGGGAAACTTGTAACCAATAGAAACTTGACTTCCACCCACGTCTAGATTAATATTCTCTGGATATAGTTCTGTTCTAAATAGTTTAATAATCTCTTTTACTTCTTCTGCTTCTTTTGACGAAGTTGCAATGAACTTAAATGCAAATGCAAATTCACGAAGATTAACTTGTTTAAATAATACACGAGTGTTTGGATTAGTTGTCACCCCCGCTGCTGATTTGAATGCACCCGATACTTCGTCAGGTAACTTAGATGCAAGTTTAACAACACCTAGTTTTGCAACATCTTTGTTTGCCGCACCACTAAGACCCGCACTCAGAGTTTTCATTCCACCTTCAATCAAATTCTTAATAGCACCAGAACCAGATTGTAATCCTCTTTCCGCAGCCGCACCCGCACCACCTAAGTCCATATTCTCATATGCAACGTTATCACGGTATTGTAGACCAACAGGTAGATACATCGATACTTGTCTATCAAGTTTAATTAATGGTCTTTGTTTAATAATAGGAACGTTATCTTCACCTTTGTGAGATTTAACTGCTTTTGCAACTTCTTCAGGGTTTTCAGTTTTAAGTGCATTCTTTAAACCCGCCCCAACAGACTTTGCAAAAGAAGTTGCTGCTTCTGAAATATTACCAAGGTCAGTCTCAGGTTCTTTCATTACGTTAAAGATTAAACGACCTTTATATTCGTCAGGATTGTTAAGTGGATACTCTAAGTCTTTTCGACTTTTGTTTTCTTCGATGCCAGGCTTTCTACCAGTTGCTGCTTCAACTATTTGTGCAGAAGTTAAAGTATCTCCTACCTGTACGTCTTGAATGTTTGTGACTGTCGGCATTGTAATTTCTCTATAAATAGGTTATAAATCAGTTATCTTTATTTATAAGGTTTTTATGGCATATTCGGGTAGATACAGAGTAAAAAACACAAAGAAGTACGAGGGAGACCATACTGTTGTGGTATATCGTTCTCTGTGGGAGAAACATGCATTCAAATGGTGTGATAACAACCCCAAAGTAGTAAAATGGTCTTCTGAAGAGGTTATTATACCATACTTATATGAAGTTGACAAGCGTTATCATAGATATTTTATGGATTTAAAAATGGTCATGGAAGATGGTAAGACTTGGTTGGTTGAGATTAAACCAGATAAAGAGACTAGAATTCCTACAGGTAGTCGCAGAACTAAAAAGTTTATATCTGAAAGTATGACTTACGTAAAGAATATAAATAAGTGGGAAGCGGCAAATGAATATGCAAAAGACCGTGGATGGAGATTTGTTATCTGGACTGAAAAGAATGAACCACTCAAGTCTCTTATTCCTAAATCGACAAAACCACTGAGACCTTTCACCAAAAGAAAAAGATGAAACACCATGGATTAATAATAACTGGTGCGTCCTTTACATACCCGATAGGTAAAGGATTTGTTCCAGAACATGCAGTTTATGATTCTGGTAATTGGGAAGAAATGCCAGTTAGGGGAACGGGCGCTCATAGAATTGCAACCCATTTAAGAAATACTGGGAAGTGGGACATTGAAGTTGTAGACTTTCTTGAGGCATGGGATGATAGTGAACTACATGAATTTTGTGAAACTCGAATCACTAAGAATACCAAATGGATAGGGTTCAGTGTGTTCTTCACATATTCAATTCACGAAGCACCACCTATAGTAAGAAAACAAAACAGACTCATAAAACACATTAAGGAAAGATACCCTTGGGTAAAAATCGTAGTAGGTGCAAATAAACTAGTTAATGTTGTCCGACACGAAAATGTCGATTACTTTTGTATAGGTAATGGAGAACATGCAATTGTCGCTCTGTGTGATTATTTTACTGGTAATGCAAAACACCCTAAAGTAAAAGTCAAAATTAATCCTTTCAATCAAATAGACATGGTAGGAAAGGAATTTGTTATTATGGATTGTTTTAATGACTATCCCGCATTTCCTCATAAGAATCCACACACATCATACGAAGAAAGAGATTTTATACAAAAGGATGAAGTATTGACCATGGAGTTGTCTAGAGGATGTATATTCAAATGTACATTCTGTGACTACTCCCCGTTAGGTGTTAAGGGTGACCATAGTAGACATGCAGAAAACTTTGAAGAAGAACTAAGAGAGAACTATGAGAAATGGGGTGTAACACATTACTGTCTTGCAGATGAGACCGCTAATGCAAGTTCTGAGTACATATCAAAGTTTGCAGACGTTGTAAGAAAACTTCCCTTTCAACCTCAGTTCCATGGATTTATTCGTGGTGACTTGTTAATAAGACGAGCAAAACAAGACTGGGACAATATGATTGATATGGGATTCACCAGTCAGTCTATGGGTATTGAAACATTTAACCATGCATCTGGTAAATCTATTAACAAAGGTTTTTCTCCATTACAGATGCAAGAGGGATTACTTGCATCCGCAGAGTATTTTAAGAAGAATAGACATACTGGTAATCATTACAATCAAACATTGACAATGATTGCGGGATTACCTCACGAAACATTTGAAACTTTAGATAAATCTGGAGAATGGTTGAATAAGTATTGGTGGAATCAAGTTACAATACATCCATTGTATATATCACAACATGTCTCAGATGGTGTTGATGCAGTTTCAGATATAGAAAAAGACCCGTCCAAATATGGATACACGTGGAGAGATAAAACTCTTTTAGATAAAGCTATAGAAAATTACTATTATCAACACTGGGAAGTAAAGAGAGTAATAAACCCAAACCCCTCTTTACGACAAATGGTAGATAATTTTCCAAAAGATGCTGCTCTAAAGGAAGAGTTAAAAAACCGTGCAGAAAAAACATTTCAACAAGTATGGGTACATCCAAGTGGAAATTACGACCAAATTGACATGTTAGAATGGACTACTAAGTATCAATCAGACAGAATAATCAAACTAGGAAGACCAGAAAGTCTATCTGGATGGCATATGGGTTGGTACAAACAACTAGGATATGACTTGAGAGAGACTTACGAAGAAAAACTACCCGATATAACAAGAAAAGACGTAAAGAAATATTTCAAAAACCTCGAAAGATATAAGAAAGATAAGTTAAATTGGTATAAATAGAACTATGAGTAATATATTCAACAGACTAGAATTACAGGCATTCCGTGCGGGAGTTACTCCCCGTACCAAAGAATCCCGTGAATGGTTCAGAAAGAAAGCATCTAACATGCGGTCTATCAATCGTGAAGCATTGATGAAAGAAGACCAGATAAAACAAAGAGCGAATCGTGGTATTATTGGTTCTATGCAGATGTTTTTCTATGACCCAAAGACTAAAGATAAACTTCCATACTATGATGCATTCCCATTGATTATTGTAGTCGGGCCAGCAGAGGGTGGATTCTATGGAATCAACCTTCATTATCTTCCACCTATCCTTCGTGCAAAAATGTTGGATGCATTGATGGAAGTTGCGTCCAGTAAGAACTCTGACGATGCAAAGTTTAATATTACTTACAAGAGATTACAGGGTATTGCAAAGTTGCGATACTACAAACCATGTTTTAAACACTACTTGAATTCACATGTCAAGAGTAAGTTTGCAGAAGTTCCTGCTCCAGAGTGGGAGATTGCAACATTCTTACCGACTGCACAGTTCCGTAAATCGAACTCACAGAAAGTATTCTATGATTCAAGACAGGCAATAGGTAAAGACTAATGAGTATTCGTATTGACGATTTTAAATCATCTGTAGGTGCTGGCGGGGGAATCGCATTAGGAAGTCTATATAAGATTTTCTTACCACCTATCAAAGGTGACGCACGTAACTTAAACTTGTTATGTAAAGCAGCGTCATTGCCTGGCAGACAAATTCTTTCTACAGAAAGACCAATGGGTATTGATGTTACTAAAGTTGCATATGGTTATGCAGTAGATGACGTAACACTCACGTTCCATTGTTTGAATGATATGGGTATCAGAGAATACTTTGAACTGTGGCAAGAACAAGCAGTAAATGCAGAAACAAAAGAAGTTGGATATTACAACGATTACACACATCCTGTTATTATTCAACATATTAAAAAGGGTATTTCTTTCCCTATAAAGAAAAAGAAACTATTTGACTCTGGTAAAATTCCTTCTGCAATTAGAGGAAGATTACCAAGACTAGGCCCGTTAGACCTCGCACAAGGTGAGTTTGATTTAAATGCGGTGTTCGGTGACGATATCACATATACGTTACTCCTAGATAAAGCATACCCAACAACATTGAATGCAATTGAGTTGAGTGATGACGGACAATTACTTGAAGTGACGGTACAACTGTCATATAAGAATTGGAAGTCAAAAAAGGGTGACCGTGTAGGAAACGATTTTGTCGAAGGACTTGCGGGTGAACTGATTAGGAAATTTTTATAATATTTGGAGAATATAATGGCACTACCTAAGTTAAATGATAATCTAAAGTATGAGATGGTAATCCCATCATCTGAAAAGGTTGTCACATATAGACCATATTTGGTCAAAGAAGAGAAACTTCTTCTCTCTGCTTTTGAGTCGCAAGACCAGAAACAGGCAATGAGGGCAATGGTCGATACCGTTGTCGCATGTGTGAATGAAGATATTAAAACAAGTGACCTTGCAACGTTCGATGTTGAATACATGTTCACTCAGATTCGTAGTAAGTCGGTTGGTGAGACATCAACCTTACACTTTAAATGTGAGGCTGAAGAATGTGAGTTAAGGACAGAGGTTGATATTGACTTATCGTCTCTTGAAGTTACAAAATCAGACGCAAACAATGTGGTTGAGATTACAGATGATATCTCTATTGAACTAAGATATCCTACTTATGATGGATTCGTAAAGAACTTCCGTGAAGGTGTTTCTGAAGCGGAGTTTGGATTCATGATGTTAGAAGACTGTATGGTTGCAATCATGACAGAAGACGAACATCATCTTGTATCAGACGTAAGTAAAAAAGAACTGAATGAATTTATAGATTCAATGACAAACATACAGTTTACAAAGGTTGGTGAATACCTAAAAACTGTACCAGTCATGAAAAAAGAAGTAGAGTTTAAATGTACATGTGGTCACGAGAATAAAGTGACTCTGGAGGGTCTTCAAGATTTTTTTTAATATGCCTCTCGCATGATAATTTGGTCAATCATTTTAAGACCAACTTTGCGTTAATGCAACACTTTAATTATTCATTGTATGACATAGAACATATGATGCCATGGGAGAGGGAGATTTACCTAGTATTACTAGAGGAATATCTTAAAGAACAAGAAGAACGAATGAAAAACCAAAACGGATAAGACAATGGCAGAATTAACCATATCACACCTCACTGAAGCAGTTCAGATTGAAGGTATTAAAAGTGAAAAAAGAGACGAGAAACAGATTAGCGAACTTGCTAGTCTGAATAAATCTTTTGCACAATACTTTAAATCTATGGCAAATCAGGCAGGCGACAATCTTGAAAAGGAACGAGAAAAGAAGAAAGAAAAGAGTGGTGGCGACCAACCTAGATTTGGACAGATGGTAGGTGATGCAAAGGGTATGGGT